CAACCACTTACACTTCCGTCTCCAAGAAACACTCAAAGAAATCCTCTTCTTCGAATTAGCTTTGGACAAAGAAGATGGTCCTATAGCCTCAGCCCTTTTGAAAACAGCCAAAGTTGCGACCGTGCTCTCCGCTATCCCTGATTTAACTCCTTTTACCGTCCCTCTTGAAGTTGGTGCTTCCGTCGGCTACACTGTAGCCAAAACTCTGGGGCTATCTCGCCCTGAAAACACTTCCGCCATTAACCTTCTTCAAAACAATCAATTCCCTCAGTTATCTCAAGTGGATCGAGCTGATCTCTCCGAAAAGCTATCCCTTCTCACCAATAACCAACTTGCTATTGACCCTTCTTCTTTCAACCTTACAGAGGATTCCATGTGCATTTCCAAACTTTGTTCCGCTCCATCATATGTTTACACTCAATCAGTAGGAATCTCTGCTTCTGGAACAGTTCTCTGTTCTATCCGCGTCAGACCCATCGTATCTGTCACAAATGCCACTGAATATCATTTCCCTCGGATTTCCTATTGCTCCCTTCCTTTTAAGTATTGGAGGGGAGGTCTCCGCTACCATTTCCAAGTTGTTGCCTCCACATTTCACCGTGGTCGTCTAAGGATCCAATGGGACCCTTATGCGGCTAATCCTTCCACTGCTGGTTACTTTAATACTCCTTACACCAAAATCATGGATTTAGCTGAACAACGTACCGTTGATTTTCTAGTTCCATATTCCAATTCCTATCATTTCACTCAAAATGTCAATTCTGGCGTCGTTATTACTAATGCCGCCCAACTTCCCACCATCAATGATAATGGAGTTATTACTGTTTCTGTTCTCAATGCCCTCAACACTCCCAACACAACATCTTTCAACCCCGTCTATTTGAATGTCTACATTTCCGCTGCCGAAGATTTTTCCCTTTTTCAACCCACTGATTCTTTCACAAAAACTCTTTCTTACTTTTCCGCTGCTGCCACTCATTACACCGTTCTCGATGAGGAAATTGAGGAAACCGATCATCTTAAAACCGCTGATTTCCC